CCACCCTTTACTCCTTCTAACGTATCCCCAAACGACATTGTTACATTTGAATAAAATTCATCATTTTCATTTAATCTTTGCCAAATACTTCTTTCTATAGATCTATCCCTAGCCTCTGAACTACTAGCTTCGTAAAGTAAATTTTCACCACTAGACGAGACAACAGATGAGCCGGATGTGTAACTATAGATATCAATTTCACCTGTATATGCATCATAATCAGTTATTGGCAACCCAGCATTAAATGAACCAGTTATGACAATTAATCCATCAACCGCTTTTCCAACATTTATAGAAGAACTAAAATACGTATTTTCTAAACTAGGAGTTTTGCCAACGACAACTTTTGGTCTTTCAAAGATATTAGGTTCTATCAACAATCCAATATCTGGCTTTGCTCTAGCTGGTATTAATTTTCTTAATTGTGGGTACAATGATTGGTCATAATACTTAATCATTCTCATGTAATCCCAAAAATTATTTGGTGCTGTATATTTTTTCCAATAGTTATCAGCTACATAATTCAAACCTCTATAACTCAATTCTTCTTTATCTCTAGGGTCACCCAAATAATCTTCAAAATTTAAATTACCTACGGAATTAATAATGTCGTTATTAATAACATCAGTAGGAGCAAACCATATCCCAACTTTATTTGAATCATTTGGAGCAGTATCGTAAGCACTATCGGTAGCTCTGTGTTCTGAACTCAATGTAAAGCCTGACTTTAATTTGTTTGATTCTATTCTAATTTTATCAGTAGTTCTTCTTAAAGCTCCTATACTTGGTATATGAGTTTTTAATTCATCAACAACACTCCTAAAAAAGTTTCCTGTAAATCCAGCATGTGAGCCTGATAAAGTTGTGGTTTGATTTGAACTAACATCTCGTATACCTGCAGTATCAGATGTTAAATCTTTATTATCATCAAATGAATATCTTAAAACTAAGTTACTATAAGATGACGATACAGTATTTCCATCATAAGCCTTTGGATTAGCTATGTGATTTTTAAACGAACCAGTATTTAACACTTCTGTCCAATGTCTATACTCCATAATAGAACCACTAAATTGAGCTCCAACATTTGCTAAAGAACCACTTCCACCAATGTAAATATCACCACTTCCTGTCCAAGCATTACTAAATGAAGACGAAGCAACTTGTGTAACATCCATAGTAGATGTACTGTATAAATGTATTTTACTTCTACTTGCATCATACTTACCAACATTAAGTTCATACGATTGGGATACAGCAGTATTACTACTTCCTGAAGTTCTACTAACCATAACCGAATAGAAATCACCATCATATACAGGCAAAGATGTCGAAGTAATTTCTTTAAATTCACCTAAATCTTTACCAACCGCAGAGCCTGATAACATAAATGAAACTTGACCATAGTTATCTGTAGAACCATTATCTTTCAATCTTATAAACCAATCTTGATTATTTACGTCTTGCTTTTCTACAAGTATTTGATTTGAAACTGTAGCAGCTCTAAATCTAAATTCAACAGTATCAGGTTTTCTTTCTGAAGTTGAGTCATTAGCCCAAGCAACCTTTACATTTTGAGCTCCTTTAAAATCTAAGGCTTTCGTAAACTTTCTTGTTATCTCAAACTGTGGAGATGCGTCATCTGATAAAGCAGGTCCTCCATACTCCTTAACCCTTAAAATGGTTGATGGGATACCATAAACATTTATTAAACCCTTTAAGGCCCTAACAGTACCCTTATTCTTTAAGAAAAAAGGCATGTTGTTTATTATACGACTCCAAATTTCTCTTGATACATCACGTTCGGATGTAGCTGAATAATCAGAATAAGCTGAACCAGTTACTTCTTTACCCAAAGCATATCTAGATAAACTCAGCAAGTCTTTTCCATCATTTAAGTTCCAACCCAAAGATTTAGCAACTGAATATAATAAATCTTTTGAAATTCCTTCGTCTAACCTATCTCTTCTATCAGTAACATCTGTTACTGCATTTATGTATTCCCATATACCATCAAAGTGCTGTCCTATCATATCTGTAAATCTTAGATATGTATCATTTTTTGTATCAATTTTTATATGTTCTGGAAGTATGTCACTTAACTTTGAATTATTTTCTAAATCATAGAGTGATGAGGAGTTTACAGCGTTCGCAAACCAATTATCAGCTTGAGATGATGTGGTGTGTGCTAAAACATAAGGACTATTTACAGTTCCCTCTCCACTAGCCTTAGGCCATGCATTATCATGAAATATTCCAATAGAACTACTAACATAAGAAGAACTTTTAAAATACATATAATTTTCAAACCTATCAAGTTTGTTTTCTGTATCTATTATTTTATGATGATAAACACTCATATCCCCTAAAGAACCGCTTACGCCAGAATAAGAAGCACTATCTATTTTATATTGTTCTATATTTTCTAACTTTGTTTTAAAGTTTCTTATCCTAACTTCAGCTGAACCAAAGTTTACAAAATTTTCATACTTAGAATAATCTGTATTTACCTCTACACTATCTAAACTTTGACTTAAAAATTCATTTCTAAGAGCAGTTGATACTGTGGTATCAGAAGTTAATATATCAGCTTCTGTTTTAAATTGAGTTTCCCTTCTCTGTACTGGACTTTCTACATTATTTAAATCAGGAGACCTAAGAACCAATGATGGTTCTTCTTCATTAACAAAATCTATTATTCTAACTTTTTCTTCTAATGGGTCTGCCATTTCTTTGACGATAATACATTCATCAAATTTTTCATAACTATCAGGCAACGGGTCATATAATTTATATACTACAGAATAAGGAAATTGGCTTACATTAACTCTGTCTGATTTAAAATTGGTTGTTAGAAATAAATTGTTTTCAAATTTAAGATAAGTTCTTAAATCTTTTGGATTTAAGTTTGTATAAGTAACTTTAAAATTTTCAAAGTTAGAGTTTTCTGTTAGGTTGTAAATATCAGGATTACCATCTCCTTCTCCACCATTTTCAAAATCATCGTTGGCTCCTATTTCTAAAGCAGCCTCTCTTAATGTTTTGTCTACAGTAATTAAAGTTCCATCATTATTTATGGTTTTTATCTGAGCACTATAAGGTTTATAAACAGGTATAGTTTGAGATTCGTCTTTTAGAATAAAATCTATAAAAACATTATCTACCCAAACCACTCCTTGTTGCCTATAAGCAGAAGCATTTTCGGCATTTGTGTGACTTCCATCTCCATAGATATATAAAAACCAATCTTGACTCAATTCCCAATCATTTGGTATTGGTATTTCAGCACTTACATTTACCCAGTCACCGGCTATCTCAGGAGAAATCCAAGCTTTTGTAATTCCTGGTGATGTATAGTTGTACCTTGGAGGAGTTAAAGCATTTGTAACCCATCCTGTATTTAAATTACCACTCCATTTCCAAACTCCAAGAGTACTTAATGTTCCTTCTTGTGTTGGATTATTTTCAAAATTATAACTAGCACCACCATTGTCGTATACAGGAGCTACTTCGGAATTAATAACCTCACCCTCTTCATCTTGAATACCATAGTTTGTAGCGCTTATATTTCTAACTCCATATGTTACTGGTGTATCTTTAGAGGTATATTCACCGCACCTGTAAAATGCTTGATTTATATCTTTGTCTCTGTCCGTTCCACCACTCGCAGGACTTTTTGCTCTAAGTTGTTTGTCACCTATAATGTAACGATATCTTCCAAACCCACCAATTTTTCCTACTATAGCATCAGCATTTTCTGATCCTGGAAACCCTTCGCTCACATTTTTCTGATTAGAATTTACTGAATCGCCAAACTGTCCATCACCGTCATTGAAAGAAAAATATTTTTCTCCAATATGAATATAGTATTTACATGTATCGCCATCATATTTAAAAAACCACTCCATTTTCAATTCATTGTCTATGACTAGTTGATTTACACTACCATCAAGATCTTTTAAATATTTAAGTCCTTCGAGAACTTGGCCAATTCCGGTGCTAGTAGTCCTTATTATTTTAAAATATCTATTTGAATCTTCAGTAGGCGTACCACCATTGTCAGTATCTCCGTTGTTATAAAATATAAAATACTGATTGTTTTTTATGAGAGGGGTTTTAGTGCCGGTTATAGAGTTAGTACTTTGTGTAGCCACACGAGTAACACTTTGGATAAAACCCTTTTCAAAAATATCATCATATAAAGTTTTATTTGTATTTTGATTTACAATTAAATTTCTAGTGCTAGCAAAAAAGTCACCAAAAGTATAAAATTTAAATTTAGATAAACTACTATTAGTAAAATCGTGTTTTTGTTCCCAAATTAAATCGTCTTTAAATAATAAAACGGTAGCATCACTTCTATCACGAACTGTCATAGTTTGCCAGCCATTATTTTCACCACGAGTAGTTTCTCTTTTATATAAAGCATTGCCACTACTATATACACCTTCTGTTTTGGGTACATATGGGTGGTGATTAATAGCATTGATATTATTTACTGTATTTGCAGGTGGCGGTGGAAAATTAATTAATGACGGAGACACTATCCACGAGTAACCATCCCACGTCCACTCTTCTCCTATACTTTTAGTTCCTATTTTTAAATTTTCTTCTAAGTTCGGCAACCAAGTATAAACTACATGGCCATCATCAAATATGTTACCTATCTTCCAAGCACCTTTTTGATCGGGCAAAGTAGTATTATTATTAACATCACCAATTTGAGGATCTCTTAATCCAATATTTGGATTATTTATCTTTCTATAAGACTGAAATGAAACCATTGCTGAAGTTGTTGTAGTTATTATTTCCGGTGGAGCACCAAATGCAGCTCCAGCACCACCGGCTCCAAACTGCTCATTAACTGTTGTTGTTGTAGTAGATTGATTATATAAACTTAACATCTCAATTTCTGTTTCAGGAGGTTTTGCTTCTACAGCACCCGCGGATGCAATATTATTTTGAACATAGTTTTCTGGCGGAGATGTAGGTTGAGCTTCAGTCGGACCAGGTTGGTTTGGGTCATAAAATCCTGCAGGAGCAATCGGGGGTTTATCTTCTACTGTAAGTCCACTAGCATATCGTAAAGATATTTCAACTCCTTTATTAGCTACTGTACTTCTTATATCAAAATTTATACTAGCTATATCTCCCTCTTTAACTCCCTTTCCATTTAATGAAGAAATTCTCTGTGATATACCCATCCAACGATATCTTTGGTCGTTAGGCCATTCAGGCAAATCTATAAACATTTCATTTTGGTCTGTAAATTTAATGCAATTACTACCAACTACACCTTCTTCTTTAACCCATTTTGCATGATAACCTATATGAGCCGTTCCCCCAAAAGTACCGCCACTAAAACTGTTGTACCCATCACTCCAATTTTCTACTCTAATTGCGTCATCGTGTAATGTAGTATCCCATTCTCTTGAATTTGCTATATCTACTGGTTCACCATTGTTTTGAAGAAGAATATTTTCGCCCTCTCCATTTTTAACAACATTTATATTAGTCTTTACAGGAACTTCTATTTGACTTATCTGAAATATATCTGGTATTGTTATTGTTCCGTCTATCATTTTTGGTGTAAATACAAAGCCACCATTTTCAGGAGTCAACGATATGTTTATAGAATCATATAGTGCACCACCTAAAAAACTAATATTATTAGTAACTTGCTTTACGGTTATAGCAGTCTGTATATCAATAAACTCATCTTTGTAAGTACCATTTATATTCTTAGCTTTTAATCTAACCTCAGTTCTATTTGGAGATACAACATCTATTCTATACTTTAAATCTTCTATGGCTAATACTTCTGCATCAGTTGGATTATCTTTGTAAGCTTGTTCTTTACCTGAATATACTATAGAATCATCAGTTATGTATATGTTATCCACATCGGTGTATACATCGCCAATTTTAGTATTATTTTTACTTACTGTGTGTAATAATACAGGAGATTCATCACCAGCCAACTTTCTTAAAAAGTTATATCTTACAACAAATATACCGCTTTCATAACCTAAACTTCTGATGTGATTTCCGGGATAAAATTCAATATTATTATTATTAGGATTTATTTCAAACTGAGAAGTGGATACAGTCTCAAATTGTATAAGATTATTGTTCTCATCAAACAATTGAAAATGAACAAAATCTTTGTTACCTTGAGAACCCCATAAACCATCCTCATAAGGTTTTAACCCCACTTTTGTTGGAAGGTTTGCATCCAGTAATTGTTTATCTTTATCTGTTAGTTGACTAGCCACTATAACTCCTCAAAATCTCTATCCAATACTTCGTCTATAATAGTATCAGTTGCTGTTGTTTTCAATAATCTTAATTTGGTATCGTAAATAACTTTTGTGTTCGAATCTTCATTTAATGTATTTGTGTAAGGATTTTCAAAAACCAATATTGCTCCACTTTTATCCCTGTACACAAGCTCACCATTGTCTGCTGAACCTGATAGGCTAGATTTTAAAGTCAATAAAGCCTTTCTATTTAGATATTTTTGCTCATCTTCATCAATTAAATTTTGATAAAACGATAGGTTTTTTAATTCCTCTTGTGTATATGGCATTTTCTATCTCACAACTTTAAATACGAAATCGTCATCATAATATTGTATAGTTTCATCGACCGTATTACTTCCACTAATAACTTTAAACTCAAACTTGTAATATCTTTCTGACTGTAAACCATTCATCCAAAGGTTAAAGTAGTTTCCTGTTGAGTCACAGCTTACTAAAGATCCAGTACCATAAGGTATAATAGTATCTTCTGTTTGTGTGTCTCTTACCGAATAATATGTTCCATCACCACCTATGTTTTCTACACTACCACTAGGTAATGTTTTTACAGTTAGGTATTCGGAAGCGGTATTAGAAAAAGATTTAGTAGGATATTTAGCTCTACCCACTATTCTAAATTTTACCTTAGATTCCTCTTTATACTCAGGTCTTAAACTTTTCATATAAAAAGACAAATCTTCTAATTCGGTTGATGATAATGCATCTAATGAACCTGCGCTCCATTTAGAATCAAACCACTCAATTTCTAATTTTGGTGGATAAACTGTATGGGTATTTCTTGAAAAGAATCTAAATTCGCCTAATCTTACTGAACTACCTTCATCAGTATTTGAATCTTCGTTGTTAAAGCTACCACTTCTTTTAATTATAAAACCATCATTTACATATGTACCATCTAACCATTTATTGACAATAGGAGTTACATCCATTCTCATATCAGTCGTTTCAAATTCAAATGATTGTGATGCGTAGTAATCTGAAAACCAAGCTCCACCTTCAGGTTCATTTGCTGAACCACTCCAAAAACTTTTATTTGTATTGCCATCTCTATACTTCCAACTAGCACCATCTAAGGTAGATGGGCTATCTGAAAAAGTTCCTTCACCTTCAACCCAACTAGAACTTACAGGATAAGCATACAATTCTTGAGATGTAGTTAAATTTTGAGAATTAGCATCATACATATTTAAATAAAATTTTGGATTGGTAATAGTTCCATCTACAATAGAACCTGAAATATCAGTTATGTCAAATTTAATTAAAACACGAGATACTTTTACATTACTACCAGCAGTGCTCATAGTTTTTGTTACTTCTAATATCTCATCAAGGCCAGTATTAGAACTACCAGTTGCCTGGTATATGGTTGTATCCGATTCAGGAAAAATAAAATAATTCATTAGTAAGATCCTCCATTAGAATTACCAGGACTTCCAGCCGAATCACCGACTACACGACCTTCTATGTCTGTGTTAGCAAATTTTAACTCAAAGCAACTTGGGTCTAGTGATGGATAAACCACACCACCTTTAGTTGCTGTGGCTGTGTCGTAAACATTTCCAGAATATCCTTCCGATTCTTTAAACTTATTGCTTACCAATACAGGTAAACCATTTGGATTATTATTTTCAGGTGGAACTACAGCAGAAACTCCATCTGTTAACGATATTTGATATGCTAAATCAGCTAATACAATAGGTTGTCCAATTTGCCATTTGTCTATGTTAAAAAAGTCTTTTACTATTTGTATTGCTCTCAATACAACTTCTTCTTTGTTGTATCCACTTTTAGTTAGTAAACTAAAACTAACACCTATATTAATTATAAAAGCATCTTTTATATTTACAGCATCCGTAACCATTCTAAATTGTGTTAGATAAGTTTGTATATTTTCTTTAACTGCTTGATTTATATTAGCCAATCTTTTACCAGCATCAAATCCTAATACATATAAGTTAAGTGCCAATGGATTTATAACTCTACTATCTGAGTTAGCTCCTGATTGACTATCTAGTTGTGTGTCTTGTACAATATAAGCTTTTGATATATTACCATATTTAGCAGGTAAAGCATATACTCTTATAATATAATCTTCTTTAGTTACAGCTCTTGCTTGTGCTTGAAAGTAAGCTAGAGCGTTGTTCTTAACCTCTACTACGCTTTCAACACCTCTACCACCAGCTGCAGGCAAAGGATTGTTTATAGCAACAGAATTTTGTGTTTGAGTAACTAAATCAGTCGATAATCCAGTCTCATCTAATGTTACATTTGAAAATTGTACATTTCTAAGACTATTAGCCCTCACATTATTGCTAACACCGCCACCATATCTATATCTAATAGTTAGTTGAGTATTAGATGGAGCTTGTCCGTATGCTTTAGTTGCTAAAAAGTTAGAAGGATCGAAAGCAGTATTTAAATAGGATGGTGAGCCTGGCAAAGATGAACCAACATTATCAGGATTTGGAATTATTTCTTCATCAGGACTATCGGATGTTCCGGCACCAAATCTTATTTCAGTTTTATTATCTTCTCTTATAAATGTTGTAAATCTTCTAGCAGTTTTCAAAAGTTTTAGTAAATAAGGAGCTTGGTCAGCATAAGTATATAATTCATCATCATTGGTTGATAAATTTTCCATATCTGAAAACACAGTATCTTGTGCTAAAAAAGGAACTTCATACCAACTGTTTCCATCACTATCTGTACAAGAAATAATTTCAGTAACATCGGTGTTAGATAAAGCTATTCTTTTATATTTTTCAGCATCATTAAATTGAAAATATTCTGTAGTGACATTTCCGCTAGAAGCCTTAATTGATTTCTGTAACAAGTAAGTTACTGGTGTATCTCCTGAACTTTCATAGATAGAAATATTCATTGGGTCATAAGAACTTGAAAATTTAAAATTACAATCTTCCGTAGTAACAAAAGAAACGCCTGTTTCTGATAAAACTTCCATTCCACTTTTAATACTCACAGCATAGCTTAAATCAGGATTTGTTTGAAACCCATCTCCTGCTCCTGTAGAAGTTGCTGGTACTGTTTGAAATATGTCTAAACCAACCGAAGCTGCTGTTGCTAATTTTGGTTTGTAACCTAAAGATTGTGCCATATTATAAATAGTTTTCTTTTCCTCAGCAAATGCGAGTAGACTTTCTTTAAACTGGTTATCTACGTAATAAGAAAGAACATCACCTACATAAGATGCCATTTCTATAAACATCATACCAGGAGATGATTCGTTAAAATCATTATACTGATTTGGAAAATATATTTTAGCAAACTCAATTAAATTGCTTTTAAAAGATGTAAAATCTTTATTTAGATATCTAACTTCCTTTACTGATTTTTTAGGTGTAGAATATGGCATTGCCTATCTCCTTAATAATTTGTCACATCAATAGATATTTTTTCTGAAGAAGTCGTATCTACATTCAAAGAAAATTGCATAGAAACGTTTATAGTATTGTTATTTCTAACAGAAAATTTAGTTCCTATATTATCTATTATTACGAAAGGTAAAAATTCACTCATAGCAGAACGAATAGCTTCTTCTACTTTACTTTCTATGTCATCCCCTTCTTGTTCAAATAAAACGGCAAGCAAATTAGATCCAAAATTAGGATTGCCTAGTCTTTCTCCTTTTCTTGTAAGTAGAAGATTTTTGATATTAGATTTTGTTTGTTCTAAAGATGTCTTTGTTCTATTAAAAAAACCATCTTTGTCGTGATTTAATGGTAACCCTACTCCAATATATACATCTTCATTTAAATCGTTTGCTATTACGCTCATTATTTACCTTTTTTATTATCTATCGCTTTCATTACATCTCTATAATCTCTTGTTAAATCAATCATCACATCCTGAACTGCTTTGTTTGATGTATCAACACCAGCTGCTTGTGCAGTTTGTATTGCCCCTATTTTTCTTTTATCTTCAGCACTACCCGCTACATTTCCGTAACCTATAGCTTGTGCCATTTTTGTACTATCAAATGTTCCACCACCCATAGTCGGATACTCATCCATTTCTCCAGCATTTGCTGTTTCATTTAAAATATCATTCAATACAGGATTCTTTGTATATGAAACTTTTTCTTTAGGTTTGGGTTTTCTTTTAGGAAGAACCTCTACAACATTATCTTCTACTAAAGTAGCTTGTTGAGCCATAGACTTCATTCCTTCCTTAATAAATATCTGTTTAACTTCTTTTTGTACTTCTTGTCTAACTATTTCTTTAATTAAACTAACTAATTTTGATGTTTTAGCCATAACTAACTCCTTACTGTTTTATATAAATATATTAACCAACCATATTTGTTCTATCTTTCTTAACTTTTTCTTTTAACGTTTTAGCCACCAACGCAGCTGCTATTGTTGCTGAGGCTCTAGACAAAAAATTCTTATAATTTGCAGTAATGCTTGGAACTACTTTAGCAACATTTCTCAATCCCTTCTCTTCATTTTCTAATTCCTTAACCACAAACTCAGCCGCATACCCAAGCGCAGCTGTTAATGGATTTAAAGCAGAAGCTACCACATTAGCTTTTCTACCAACCTCTGCAGTTTTTGTAGAAGCCCTTAAAGCTTTTCGTATTTTTTTTACAATATCCATATTTTTGTCAATAGTATCTACTGCTTTTTTAGATTTTTCTATAAATTCTGTAGTTTTTTTTATATTTAACCCACCGCCTTTGCCCGCTCTCAAATCCTTTACAATACAATCGACATCGTGATCTAATTTTTTTATATTTTTATTTATTTCGTTTTCTATAAATTCTTTTACAATCTTACCAGCTATAGCCATTTAAATTCTCCTAATCCTTTTCGTCTATTATGTATACTGTTTTACTAAAAATATCAGGCAAATTATTTTCTTGTAACGTTTTAACTTTATCAAACATTACTGAAGCAGCATCGTTTACTTCTTCAAATCCACTTACACTACCAAGAGTATTTGTAAAATCAGTTAAAATTGAAAATAACTTTTTAAATAATTCTTCTGTTTCTTTTCCCTTTAGAACAGGATTGGTAGCGTCAGCATCTCCTAAATTTATTACCCCATTTTTCCCACCTTCTAAAGTAACTGAATAGTTAGAAGACAAACTGATATTTCTTGTAGCAAAAATGTGAATATCTCCTTTTTTTCCTTTTGCGTTAAATACTAAGCTATCAGAGTTTAACATAATTACATTACCCGTAATGGATGTTTTCCATTTCTCAGGCCACCAAGAAGAATTAGCCGCTGGTATTAAAATATCATTTTTATTGCTTAACTCTCCAGAGGAAATTAGTATTGTAGAACCATCTAAATTAACGTTCTGTAAATGTGGAAAATAATCATCATTCCATTTTCTTCTATCATTGTTCTGTCCATTAGTAATTTTTATTGTCGGAAACCTATAGTCTTCGTTACTGCTAAATTTTATTCCTTGACCAAACCTACCATTTATATTTATATCACCTTTTTTTGAAACTAAGGTTCTATTATATTTTGTAATACCAGGCTTAACTACACTATCAATTTTAGCGCCAGCAGCTCTATTCATATTTACGTTATTTCGCAAATTCAGAGGTTTGTAGTAATATAATTGTCCACCATGTGTTGCTACATTCACCACTTCTCCAACTACAGGATAAACTACCATGTGAGAAGATAGAGGTTTTATGTAATCGGTAATCTCATCTTCTTTATCTTGACTGTAAATAAATCTAGCTTTAATTGTTCCGTAATAAAAATAGTTAGGTATTTTTTTGTTACCTTCTGCGTTTATTAACGGTAAGTCTTTTGGTTCAAGAAATACTTCAGTTACTACTGCTGGTTCTATTTCATAAAACTCAGAAATTTGGTCTACGTTATCTTGTAAAATACCATAAACATCATCGTAGGTAGTAAGGCCTGTTTTGTCTACTTCCCTATTATAAATATGAGAACTTTTTCTGTAAGCCATTAATTCTCAACCCTTTTAATGTCGTCTTCTATCTCATCTGAATGACTCTGTAAATCTGTAGCCGCATCTTCTATCGCACCTAACAGTTGCTCCTTTTCAGCATCAGATAAACCATACTCATCTTCGCCTGTACTTTTACTCTCTGCAGCTATTATACGTTGTACGATAGCAGCTACCTTTACTAATTGGTCATCGTTTTTAACGTTGATTTCTAAATATTCTTTTAGCATAGGGATAATCTGTACAGCTGTATCTCCATCTTTTATAAAACCAACAACCTCTTTCATAAGAACTTCTAACTGAGTCTTATTTGTTTTGGTATTCTCATATATATCTTGGAATAAATTAGATAAAGATTTACCTTCAAATATTTCATAATCATTTGCCATATTGTACCTCATTGATATTTATTGGAATTGTTGTTATATATAAATATTCAAATTTAAAACTTTTGATTAAAATATTACAAGGCACAAAAAAAGGGAGTAAAAACTCCCTTTTCTTTTATTCGTTTATGATTGAGCCCGTATGACTGACATCTACCATTCCGTCTGTATCAAACTCGTGTATTAACCTCTTATTATACTTCTTCATAACATTAATGATACGAGTAATATGTTGAGTATTAGAACCTGTCATCTCACGAATAAGGATATAAAGAGCTTTCTTATTAAAGTTCTCTATATTCTCTTTTATACGAAAGATATGTAGTACAGAATCAGCAACCCTTATATCTTTATCTCTACGAAAGATGTTAGTTAGGTTAGTATCCCAAAACCTATGTAGTTCACCTACAAACAAAACAGATTTTTCAGCGGTTTCGCTAATAGTATTCTCACCCATAAGATTTCTTTTGTAATCCAATACCTTCATCTCAGAATGTATCTTACCCATCTTATAGTTCTTATTGTTATTAAGGATAAGATAGTTCTTAGCTACAATACTAAAGTATGAGAAAGCCTTACCTTTACCTTCTTTAAACTTATGTATGTTCATAACTAAGAAAGATACAACCTCATGCTTTACTTCTATAGAACCGACATCAAAGTAATAAAACTTAAATGTATGAATGATATTCTCAGCCAACTTATCGAAAGCAGCTCTGATATGTTCATTGTAGATTATATTCTTTAAGCGAGCGTCATCTGTTTTGTTGTAACGGATAATAGCTTTTTCAGTTCCTATATTGAAATAATAGTTTTTACCTTTCTTCTTTTTTCTACGGATTTTTGTGAGTACTGGTTTATCTTTGACTTTTTTAGTTTCGATACTTGATGTAACTGCTGTTGCCATTATTGTTCTTCTCCTTTGAATCTATCTAATTGACTTACTGTTGTTTTAATTTGATTGAATATTTGCCCTACTTCATCATCTGCTTCAAAATAACCTTTATAATCTACCTTCTTTAGTTCTAGTTGAACTTTTGCAATTGTATTTATAAAATCTTCTATCCAATTTTCAAGCAATTCCAATTTCTTATTTAAGTTCCATATGACGTAACACGAAGTTACGAATAAAATAACCATACATGCAAGACTTATTTTTAATATCATTGTTTTTTCTCCTGTAACATTGTAATCATAACAAGCTCAATTTCTTCACATCTCTTTTCTAAATCAACAACTTGTCTCTTTAGCTTTTTGATTGTTGAAAACTCTTTACTACGTGTTGGTTTCATTATTTATCTCCAAATAGTTCTTCAAATAAATCTGCAGATTTCTCACTTAGCTTCTCAGATGGTTGAGGTTTTTCTTCGGTAACAACGGCTTTCTTAAACTTATTACCTACCTCTTCATCTGCTCTTTGCCACTCATCGGATTCTATGTGTGTAGCCATCATATCTGCTTGGTGTAGTATGTAAGCTATGTTGCTCTTTAAACTCCAATCAGGATTGTAAGACATCAAGTAAGTCTTGTTAGCATCCTCATAAAGACCATCGGTTAGTCTCAATCCAATATACTCCCACTCCGACATTGTAATCTGAAAGTGGTTAAGTATAAAGATAGCTCTATCAGTAACAGTCATATATTGAAGATTCGGATTATGTTTAAATATCTCTCCTCTATTCTTACGATGCCATTCAGAGTCCTGTGGAATGTAATAGTCTTGTTCTAAGTCACCAACCTTACCTAAGTCATGATGCATAGCAGCAAATATAAGTTCTTCTTCTGTGAAGTTAATATTAGCTCCATTAGACTCCCATAGCTTTTTAAGTTGAACAGCACAATCTGTAACGTGCAATACGTGTTCTACATAACCACCAACCATAGCGTTGTGATAAGCTGCTTTACCACTAGCTGGTGCTGTAACCATTCTATCTTCAAAATGTTTATACATCTTTATGAGTTTCTCTTTACGTTCTCCCTCAAATGTATCCTCAATAAGTTTTATTAACTTATTCCAATTATCTAATATCTGTTTTTCTGTAAGTTGTTTCATTATAGCATTTCCTTTATTAAGTTTATTATTGTATCATTGTCTGTTACTGAATCCTTACCGTACACTATCTCATTATCAATTTGAACTTGGTATAGTGTTCTCATTGTGCCCATCATATTTATACTCACATCTGACCATTCAGCCTTTACAGCATCTCTTAATGATTTTGCATTTGATTCGTAATCCTCATTGTCTCCC